AACCGTGGCAGCTATACACTGTCGGCGCAGATTGCCTCGGAGGATTTGGAGAAACTTTCCGATGATGCTCAGGTCGGCATTGAGGTGGTCATTGAATATGAGGACGGCAGCACGGAAACAAGATTTATTGATTTGTACTGATGGAGGTGTCTATGGCTTATTTTTCTAAAACACAAGAAAAAATTACCCCAAGCGGATATTCCTCCAAGGTCAAATCCATTACGGTGCGTGTGTGCATTACCGATTGCACGGGCACTTTATATATCACAGACCTCTTGCTGCAGCCGGGTTCTGTAGCCACGGGATGGGTAGGTCATCCTTGTGAGATGAAATGGGTGCTTGATGGCTAATCCCGTTTTTATCCGTCTGGCAGAGGGCATTAACAAAAAACAGGATATGCGTGTTGTGAGCGTTACCGTGAAACCTACCGTCACGGATTGCTCCGGCACGATTTGGTTTACCGACCTGCAATTACAAGAAGGACCTTCACTGACAGGCTATGTACCACACACGGAGAGACGGCTTAAAGAAGGCTCGAAGGTATGGTTCAATGGTGTAGTGCGTTCTGCGGAAACAGTGATAGTCTGCAATGTGGGCGATACCTCCGGCGGCTTGGATGTCCATATCTATCCGAAATCCGATATGGCGGCAGGCTCGGTGCAGCTTGCCCAGGGCGTTGGTGGTCAAAAGGTCACATTCCCAAATGCTCTGTCTGCGGAGGATGACCTTGCCCTTCTTGCTTCGGTCAGAGAATGCACCAAGAACGGTGTGACCGAGCCAAAAGAGGGATTTTATCAATACAGTGCCGCTTGGGATTCCAAGCACATGGTCACCTTGGAGGACGGCAAGTCTGCCAGGGTTCTTTTTGAGTTGCAGCAAATGACGGATGGAGGTGTGTCGATTTGAGGGATAAATTAAAAGGCAAACGTATCATGGTGTGGACATTTATGGGCAACTCCCGAATGTATCAGGCACTCCGTGATTACGGTGACCGCATCGACACCATCGGTCTGTTTTCTTTCAAAGTGGACGCCACGGGAACGATTACTGAAAGCGGTGTTGCTATTAGCAATATGCTGACCTATATCGAAAAGTGGCCACACATCCGTTGGTTGCTTACCGTTGCCAATGACGGTGCGAACAGCATTTTTAAGGCTATCCGTGATAATACGGACGGCGCACAGGACACCTTCTGCTCGGAACTTATCCGTATTATGGAGAAATATCCGTGGTGCAACGGCGTGGATATTGACCTTGAAAAAGGCGATGGATATTCCACCCACGAAGCGTCCACGGCAATGTTCAAGCACATCTACGAAACGGTCAAAGCATATGACTCCACCAAGGAGATGAACATCTGCCTGCCGGGTATGACTTCGGTCAACGGTTCGGTCGGTGGTGAGAACTGGTGCGTATACGGTGACCTCGACCAATACTGTGATACGGCATCCATCATGAGTTACGGTATGGCTTGGGCGGGTTCTGCTCCGGGGCCTGTTTCTCCGAGAAGTTGGCTTGAGGGCATTTATGATTATGCTACCCAGGTGATGAACCCCGACAAAGTGTTCCTCGGTATGCCTGCCTACGGGTGGAACTGGCAGATTTACGATACTCCGGAGAACTTGGGTAAGTATTACAGGGGTACTTCCCACACCTATTATGCTGCGAAATACTGGATGCAGGGTCTGTATAACTTTACGGACGATGCACCTCCGCAACCGTTTATCCCTATCGTTTCCTATTGGGATGACTACGATATGGGACCGTGGGCATTGCCTCATGTGTATGACTACATGGAAGGCAGAGATGCCGTTTACAAGGAATATCCGCAGATGGCAGAGGTGTATAACCGCAGACGTTATCTGACGGCTTATGCCAAACAGCAAAAGACGGAGTTTGGCGATATCATCATCGACCGCAATGCAGAGCCGGACAGCTACGGTGGTGTGGTTTCCGTATCTGAAACATTGGTGACGCTCGGTGATGAGGGTACTGCCACTTACAAATTTACTATCGACGAGGGCGGCACTTACGATGTTGCCATTCGCCTGTGCTATCCGTTTTGGGATAAAAACAGCATTTACGCATCGTTGGACGGCAGCACCGTTCACTTTTCCGAGGACAGGATTTGGTGGCCATATTGGAGGACTACCTTCTGGACTACGCTTGCCAAGGGAGTAAGCCTATCTGCCGGAGAGCATACACTGACCATTTCGGTTGGTGTCAACGGTGTGCAGTTCTATGGTTTTCGTGTTTGCACTGACTTCTCTGAAGAGCCGACTGCAGGGCAAGCGGAATACACCCTCGCTCCGAGAAAGTTCAAAGACGTCAACGGCGATATGGTGGGTCCCGCCACAGGGTTCAAGCTGACCTTGGAAATGCTACGCAGAAAGCCTGACTCGGCACTGGTTTGGTATGAGGACTTCCGTGATGAAGAAAAGATACCGGAAAGCTACTGGACGGTACTTTCCGGGGAATGGGATGTGTGGCAGGAGGATTTGCCCTACGGAGATACAAGCAGACCATACTCACAGCTTGAGGGTTACGGTCAGCTTGCGTGGAACTATAACGCCTTTTCAGACATCCATTTAAGGGCGCAGATTATCTTCCCGGAAGACGGCGGTGGCAAAGCGGGTGTGTTCCTCGGTTCGCTGTTTTGCTGTTTTAATTATGACAGCCAGTGCATTGAACTATATGAGGGGTCAACGCTCAAAGGCAGTTATGCTACCGATTTCTCCAAAACCGCAAAGGCTGACCTGCGTACCAATCCCAATGTTTATACCATTGAGATGCGTAAGCGTGGAAATACCGTGAGGGTCTATTCCTCTGCATCCAATACACTCCGATTTACGGCAACGGTCAGCGGTGGAAGTGGTTATGCAGGCATCCGTTCCGATAACCAAATCAACTGCCAACTGCTCCGTTTGGGCGATGCTTGGACATACGAGCCGTATGAGAGGTTCGATGTGGTAATGCCGGACGGAACGGAGACTTCCTTTGGCAGAATTGAGCGTAGCAACTGCACATGGGATGAGGAGTTCCAGGTGTTCACGCTGACTTCCGATGTGGAAGAGTACAATACCCGCAGTGAGGATATTTCGTTGGACTATGAGTTCTATCATTCTCACATCATGCCGCTTGAGTGCGGGAATGACTATACGGCAAAAATCATCCCAAGGGACATCAATATATGGATTTCACGATTGTTCCTTGGGGACTCGGACGGCTTTTCCATTCTGTACTATCAGGATGTGGACAGCCTGATCTATTGGGCGAACCAGGCGGCATACCGATGGAAACTGCGAGGGATGTGTATGTGGTCCCTTGGACAGGAAGATATGCGAGTCTGGGAGTGGCTGCCTAAACAAACTGAATAACGGCTTTAAGGGGTATCTGCAATTGGGCAGGTGCCCTTTTTGCATACAAAAAATTATGAAAGCGAGGATTTTACTATGAAGGATTTATGGAACACCATTCAAATCATCTTTGCCGCCATCGGTGGTTGGCTCGGCTGGTTTCTTGGCGGGTTTGACGGTCTGCTTTATGCACTGATTATTTTCGTGGTTGTGGATTACATCACGGGAGTCATGTGTGCCGTGGTGGACAAGAACCTTTCCAGTTCGGTCGGATTCAAGGGTATTTGTCGAAAAGTGTTGATTTTTGCGATGGTCGGCATTGCTCATGTCCTTGATGCCAACGTCATTGGTGACGGCAGCGTATTGAGAACGGCGGTTATTTTCTTCTATATCTCTAATGAGGGCGTCAGCCTTTTGGAAAACGCATCCCACCTTGGTTTGCCGATTCCGGAGAAGATGAAGGATATCCTGGAGCAGCTCCATGACCGCGACAATAAGGAAAGCGAGGGAAAGTAACATGAATTTACACAAACTCATTTTAACGGAAAATGCCTGCTACAAGGCAGGCAGGAAAATCACGGTTAAAGGCATCATGGTTCATTCTACGGGTGCCAACAACCCTAATCTGAAACGATATGTGGGACCCGATGATGGTTTGCTTGGCAAGAACCAGTACGGCAATCATTGGAATACTTATCATCCCGGCGGCAGAGAGGTCTGCGTTCATGCCTTTATCGGCAAACTGGCTGACGGTACGATTGCCACATACCAAACGCTCCCTTGGAATCATCGTGGATGGCACGCCGGGGGCAGTGCAAACAACACCCATATCGGATTTGAAATCTGCGAGGACGGTCTTACGGATTATGCCTACTTCAAGAAGGTGTATCGTGAGGCCGTTGAACTTTGTGCCTACCTTTGCAAAGAGTATGGTTTGACCGAGCAGAACATCATCTGCCACTCCGAGGGTTACAAACAGGGCGTGGCATCCAACCACGGCGATGTGATGCACTGGTTTCCAAAGCACGGCAAGAGCATGGATACCTTCCGTGCCGAGGTAAAGGCTCTCTTGGTGACTGCCGATGAAGAGAAGGATGAAACTCCTGCCGAACCTACGGTGACTTATCCTGAAAAACTGACTACGGGTTATTACCGTGTGCGTAAGACTTGGAAGGACAGCAAGTCCCAGGTGGGCGCTTATCGTATTCTTTCCAATGCAAAGGCGGCGGCAGATAAGAACCCCGGCACTTTTGTTTTTGCCAATGACGGCACTGCCATTTATCCTGCCAACAGCACAGCCGAGCCGGATTACCGTGTTCACACGGTGGTCAAGGGCGATACCCTTTGGGATATTGCCGTGAAGTATCTCGGCAAAGGCAGCAAATACACGGAAATCAAGAAACTGAACGGACTTTCTTCCAATGTGATTTACAGCGGTTGGAAACTGAAAATCCCTAACTAACACGATGCCCTCTGAGGATTTTTCCTTGGAGGGCATTATTTTTTTGCCTTGAGGGGGTTCGATTTATCCTGTCTTTTCGCTTATAGGCAGAGGGAACATTTCCACCGTTCCCAAGACTGGAGGAATCATTATGGAAGTAAAACAGATTGAGAATTTTCAGATACCTAACGCCGTGGCACACGAAATCACACAGGAGGAATTGCAGCGAGAATTTGACTATTACAGGGCACAGCAGATGCTTGAAACCATGTTCTTATTCGGCATGATTTCTGTGGATGAATTCCACAAAATATCGGCTTATAATCGCAAAACTTTCTCCCCATTTTTGGCGGAGATTATGGGCTAAATGACTTGATAATTCCGCAATAGTACGGGAATATATCACTACCCAAAAAGCGAGGTGAGTTGATGAAAAGGATAACAAAAATCGGGGTAAACGAAACCCTGGTTCAAAAGAAAAAATTAAAGGTTGCCGCCTACTGCCGTGTATCTACGGCAAGTGATGAGCAGCTTATCAGCCTTGAAGCACAAAAGGCCCACTACGAAGAATACATCCGTGCTAATGACGAATGGGAGTATGTGGGTCTTTACTATGACGAGGGTATCACAGGCACGAAGAAGGATGTCCGTGCCGGACTGCTTTCCATGATTGATGCCTGTGAGGACGGTAAGATTGAGTTTATTATAACCAAGTCTATCAGCCGATTTGCCCGAAACACAACGGACTGCCTGGAGATGGTACGAAGTCTGACCGACCTGGGCATTTCCATTTATTTTGAAAAGGAAAATATAAACACGGGGTCGATGGAAAGCGAGTTGATGCTTTCCATCTTGAGCAGCCTTGCAGAAAGCGAGTCGGTTTCCATTTCCGAAAACAGTAAGTGGTCGGTGCAGAAACGCTTTCAGAACGGCACTTTCATTATCTCCTATCCTCCCTACGGCTATGACAACGATAACGGCACTATGGTCATTGTGCCGGAACAGGCGGAAGTTGTAAAAGAGATTTTCGCATCCTGCCTTGCGGGCAAAGGTACACACGCCATAGCCAAGGAACTGAATGCCAGAGGGATTAAGACCAAGAAAAATGGCAGATGGGGTGCTGGTGCAGTGAAAGCCATTCTTACCAATGAGAAGTACACGGGCGATGTAATTTTTCAGAAAACCTATAGTGACAGCAGTTTTAACCGTCATATCAATTATGGTGAGCGTGACCGTTTCTTTTGCGAAAACCACCATGAGCCGATTATCAGCCATGAGGATTTTGACAGAGTCCGTGCGGTTCTCGACCAAAGGGCAATGGAAAAGGGCAACGGAACAGACACCTACAGATATCAGAACCGATATGGTTTCTCCGGCAAAATCAAGTGTGGAGAATGTGGTGGTACCTTCAAGCGTAGGCAGCATTACAAACCGAGCGGAGATTATGTGGCGTGGACTTGCACAACGCACTTGGAAAGCAAAGCTGATTGTTCCATGCTTTACATTTCCGATGGGGGCATTAAGTTGGCATTCCTTACCATGATGAACAAACTGGTCTACGGTCACAATGTAATATTGAAACCGCTCCTGCGAAACCTGCGTGGCATGGATGATAAAGACAGGCTGCTCCGCATTCAGGAATTGGAAATCCAGATCGAAAGCAACATCGACAGAAAGCAGATTCTTACAAACCTTATGGCAACGGGTGTCTTGGAGCCTGCCGTCTTCAATAAGGAAAACAACACACTGGTGGCGGAGGAACAACGGCTACGAGCAGAAAAAGAAAAGCTGGTCAGCTTCGTTGGCGGAGATAAGGTCAGAATGAAGGAATTGCAAAAACTGATGGCTTTTACTTCCAAGGGCGAGATGCTCACAGCGTTTTCAGATGAGACGTTCCTTGAATTTGTGGATAGCATTACGGTTGAGTCAAGAGAAAAGATTGTATTCCAATTGAACTGTGGACTGAATTTAGCGGAAAGGTTGGTGATGTAAATGACAGCACATATTCCCTACGGATATCGCATTGAGGATGGCAAGGCTGTGGTGGATGAAACCCAGGCAGAACAGGTCAGAACCTTCTTCAAAGAATATATTTCCGGCAAAGCACTGAAGGTGGCCGCCGAAACGGTAGGCTTGAAGATGTTTCACGGCAGTGCCGGACGAATGCTCCGAAATACCCATTACCTTGGGGATGATTATTATCCTGCCATTATAGATCAGGAATTGTTCGATAAGGCGGAAGAGGAACGCCAGTCGAGAGCAAATCAACTTGGCAGGGTCAGAGAATTAAAGGTTAAGGAAATTCCTTCTGCTCCCCTGCATTTTACAATGGGAAAGCAGAAAAAGGTCTTCTATGACCCTTTTGAACAGGCTGAATACGCCTATAGTCTGATAGAAAGCGAGGTTGAAATGAATGCAACAGACTAAGAATATTACCGTGATTCCGGCACGAAGACGTGTCGGTAACACTGCAAAGGAATCCGAAGTACCAAAACTCCGTGTGGCAGCCTACTGCCGTGTTTCCACGGACAGCGATGAGCAGGCTACCAGTTATGAGGCACAGGTGGAGCATTACACCGATTATATTCGTAAAAATCCCGAATGGGAGTTTGCCGGAATTTTCGCTGACGATGGAATAACAGGCACTAACACCAAAAAACGTGAGGAGTTCAACCGCATGATTGATGAGGCTATGGTGGGTAAAATCGATATGATTGTTACCAAGTCTATCAGCCGATTTGCCCGAAACACCCTGGACTGCCTTAAGTATATCCGACAGCTTAAAGAAAAGAACATCCCCGTGTATTTTGAAAAAGAAAATATCAACACGATGGATGCCAAGGGTGAGGTTCTGCTTACCATTATGGCGAGCCTCGCACAGCAGGAAAGCCAGTCGCTTTCGCAGAATGTGAAGTTGGGTTTTCAGTACCGATACCAACAAGGACAGATTACCGTGAACCATAACCGTTTCCTTGGATTTACCAAAGATGAAAATGGGCAACTCATCGTTGACCCCGATGAGGCGGTGGTAGTCAAACGCATTTTCAGAGAGTATCTTGAAGGCGCAAGTCTGCAGCAGATTGCACGAGGCTTGGAGGCTGACGGCATTCTGACTGGCGCCGGAAAGACCAAATGGAGAGCAGAAACCTTGCAGAAAATCCTGAAGAATGAAAAATACATCGGTGATGCACTCCTTCAGAAGACCTACACGGTGGACTTTCTGGAAAAGAAGCGTGTTCCGAACAACGGCTTAGTGCCACAATACTATGTGGAAAACAGCCACGAAGCCATTATCCCCCGTGACCTTTATATGCAGGTGCAGGAAGAAATGATAAGGCGTTCCAATCTCCACAGCGGAAAAGACAGAAAAAAGCGTGTTTATAGCAGTAAATACGCACTTTCCAGTATCGTGTACTGCTCCAAGTGTGGGGAGATTTACCGCAGGGTGGTTTGGAACAACAGGGGCAACAAATCGGTTGTGTGGCGTTGCTGCACCAGAATGGAGAACGGCCCCGGAACCTGTGATGCCGATGCCATTCACGAGTCTGAACTGCAAAGCCTTGTGATAAGAGCAATCAACAGGACACTTGCCAGAAGGGATACAGTGAACGAAACCTTACAGAAGAATGTGGAGGCGGTGCTTACCGGGGCAGACGGCATTCCCCTTGCTGAAATCGATAGCCGTTTGGAAGAACTGCAAAAGGAACTGCTCAAGATAGCAAATTCCAAGGGCAATTACGACAGCATTGCAGATGAGATTTATCGACTCCGAGAAGCAAGGCAGAGTGCCTTGGTGGACAACGCCGAGCGAGAGGGATTAAAACAGCGAATCAGTGAAATGCAGCAGTTCCTTGCAGAGCAGACGCAGGACATCACGGAATACGATGAGCAGTTGGTACGCAGACTGATTGAGAAAATAACGGTCTACGATGAAAAGGTTACGGTGGAGTTCAAATCCGGCACAAGCCTGGATGTAAGAAGATAAAGAAATATTCCCTACAGTTAGCACCTTGCAGAAATGCAGGGTGTTTTCTGCTTGATGAAACTATGTCAATTTGTCTGTTAGTATTGACAAAATTACTATTTTGCAGTATAATATATAATGTTAAAGTGTAAATGGACGGAGGTTATTCGATGAGAAAAAGTATATCTTTTAATGTAGACGCAGATGTGTTTGATAAATTTAACATGGCGCTTAATCTTTCCGGTGAAACATCTGACGAGGCTGCAGATTCGTGCCTTCGTTGGTATATTGCCCAGGCTTTCGGAAATGTATCGAAGGAATATACACCGAGGGCAACAAGGGTATCTGATAGTGCAGATAAAGATTTTTACGGTAAGGCAATTCAACGCATACCAATGTGGGCGTTAAAGCCAAGCCAATATAATCATAAGATAATCAAAGCCTACTTTATGGCAGAACATATCGCAGGAGAAGCAACCCTGCTGATGATGGAGCGTTTGTGCAGTGATAAAGAACGCCCGGATTTGTATGTTCCTACTTTCAAAAATAACTATTCACAGATGAAACTGGACGGTCCTAAATCTCATGGTAAGGTTTTTGAGGATGACGGTGACCGAGTTTGGATCTGGGATGAAGTAGAAGAAATCCTTATGAAATATAAGAACAGTTTTTATGTAGAGGAGGCATAACGATGAGCGTTTTAATTGATAACAGCATTACGATTTATGAGGCTCTTGAGCATATCAAAGACGGAAAATATGTTATGCCAGCATTCCAAAGACAGTATGTATGGAGTATGGAACAGATTGAAAAACTGTGGGACTCCATTCTTTTGGATTATCCTATCGCCACTTTCCTGTTCTGGCACGTGGATGATGACAATGTGAGCTGGGACACCTATTTCTGTAATTTCCTGTCTGAGGTTACCTTTGATAGCAGAAAACAGGCTGACAGCGTAAATTATGAATTAAGCAATATCGATGTTAAGATGACCGATACGGCAGTTCTGGACGGGCAGCAGAGACTTACCTCTCTGTTTTTATCCCTTTTCGGACGTGCCTATATCAGACAAAAACACGCAAGAAAAAAGATTGTTGGCGGCACGGTTGTAAAATTGCTTATCGAACTGAATAAGCACAAACTGACCGTTGACGAGGAAGAATATAACAGTAAAAAATATGACATCAAGTTTACTGAGAAGGTAGGTAAACTGAGTCCTACACAATTTGAAATCCGTGAAATCCTCAGTGATAAATTCCGTGACGATACTACGAGAGAACAAGCCATTGAGTCAGCCATTTCTAATGTTCCTGCTGACAGCAAAGAGTATGCTCGTGATATCCTCAATAAACTGTATAACAAGATTTTTGTGGAAAAGTTAATCCGCTATACAGAAATCCAGGATATGAAACAAGACGATGCTCTGGAAATGTTCGTCCGTTTCAACAGTGGTGGTAAGGCTTTGAAAAAGCACGAAATTACGATGTCCATTTTGGAGGCATATTGGCCTAATGCAAAAACAGAGTTCGGAAGACTGCTCGTAGATTCCTATGTTGGATTCGGTTCTGATTTTATCGTTCGTTCTGCCCTTATGCTTTATGGTGATGTTGTAAAATCCAATATCAATAAGCAGATTGCAGAAGACCTCAAAAACAATTGGCAGGATTTTAAGAAGACCCTCAAGAACCTGGAATCAGTACTGAAAGACATGAAAATTGAGGTCAGCCGTTTTTCAAGTAGTTGGAACGTTCTGTTGCCTATTATTTATTTTATGTATTACAACCCGGACTATGCAAATAACCTGGACGGTATTAGAGCCTACTTGATTAGAGCGGTTCTGTTCACTTATTTCCAATCCGGTACCACAAGTAAGCTGCAGCAGATGAAGAGCAATATCAATGATAATGAATATGAAATCACGGTAGATATGCTTGAGCAGATGAATGACCTGCGTGTAACCGACGGCAAAATTGATGATATTATCAATTCCGAAAAAGGTAGCCGTGTTGCGGGTGAGGCACTCTACTTCCTGGGTCTTGATTGGATAAACAAAAACTTCAAGTATGAGCAAGACCATCTGCATCCTTATGACAGATTTGACAGTACAAAGCCGATTTCTGTATCTATGGATGATTGGCGCAGATGGCGTGGCAACAGAAACCGTCTGCCAAACCTTCAGCTGTTGGAAGGCAGAAGTAATGGTAGCAAGAATGCTATGCGCCTTGTGGACTACTATAACGATATGAATGATGAGCAGAAGGCAGTGTTTCACAAAGAGGCCCTTATACCAGATGGAGTTTCTCTCGAATTGGAAAATTTCGAAGAGTTCTACGAAAAACGTAAGGAACTGCTAACGGCAAAAATCCGTCAGTTATTAGGATAAAACAATCATAAATAGAATGGAGGTGTACCACAGTGGCTGATATGAAACAGATACACGATTTCGCTGTGAAATGGTGCGATAAGTTCAGAGACCAGAACATAAACTACATAGAACTCGTTGACCACTATATGGCTGACGATTGTGCTGCTCTTGGCTTTGAGATGGACTGTGGTCATGCCTTTTCAGAAAAATATGGTAATGCAGCAAATAATCATGAGGCTTTGGATAGGATTATTGATGATGTGACCGATATTACCTTGCTTGGCTCTGCAATCTATTCCCAATGGCGCTATTTCAATCATTGGGCATACACAGGTGCAGAAATTTTAGAACCACAAAATCGTGCCTGGTTTATTTTGGCGTTAAGCAGATTAGCTATGCTTTCCGGAGATAATCCGTTTATCTTCCAAGGAACCCTTAAAAAGATGCGTGTCATTTCTAACAATATTTGCTATGGTCCTATGCCAGAGCCGAATGAAGAAGTGGAACAGCATTTGACTATCAACAATGAAGGCCGTGTTTGGTTTTCTGGATATAATTTTGGTTGTGGCGGAGAACGATATGAGAAAGCCAGAAGTAAGAACTTCAAGATAGACAAAGATGCCACGGACAAGCTGTTTGATGCGATTGCAGATTGTACTTCTACTTTCAAGGTGAGAAGTACCGTTGCACTGGCAGAAATTTTTTTAACTGGTTTCCTGCCGTTCTCTGATATGCTATGTATTGATAAATTTTGCTTCGTATGAGCAGATAG